CCGCCCGATCCGTGCAACATCAACAATCACCCTCATCCCCATCGTCTGGTGGAGAGCCATTGGCCGGAGGGAAACCCACGGGCGTTGGGAGAAATTTGGAGCGGGTGAAGGGACTCGAACCCTCGATTTCACTAGGCACGCTCTAAGTGGCGTTTTTACCATAGAAGCGATTCCTTTTATTCGCTTGATTTTCTTTTGTTCTGCCGTAAATCTATGCCGTAAATATGGCAAGCGTCAGGAAATCGAAACTGTCCCCCTTCTGGCTTGCAGACATGCGGGTATGGAAGGCGGTCCCCGGGCACCCGTTGAAGGGATATCTTTGCAAGACCACGAAATCAACAAAGATCCCAGCTACGGACACGCGCGAGAACGCCCAGCGGGCAGCGGATGAAATGGAGAGGATCGGCAACGAGCGGCCGTCAGATCCGCTCGCCCGGGCCACGTTTGAGCGCCGGGTTGAATCCCTCATGCGTGCGGCCGGCGTTGAGGTCCCCATCAAGCGCGCGACATGGAAGACGTTTTCGGAGCAGTACCTTGCAGACAGCGACGCCGGGGCGTCCACACTCATGAAGTACCGCGGCGAGGTCGATCAGTTTTCGGCATTCCTTGGCGCGCGCGCCGGCCACGATCTCCGACACATCACGCATGACGACATCTTGAAGTTTTTCAAAGGGATCCAGACCAGCGGCCGCTCGGCCAACACGGCCAGGAACACGACCAAGACCGTGAGAGCGGTTCTCCAACGCGCGGCCGGGCTCGGCTATATCGACGGCAACCCGGCATCTTTGGTGCGGCTCAAGTCGACCGGGGAAACGTCATCGCGAGAGCCGTTCACGCGCGAGGAGATGGCCGCCATTTTGGCTCATTCCTTGGGAGAGGATCGCGTTGCCATCCTCTTCGGGTTGACCTATGGACTTCGCGCCGGTGACGCCACCCGCAGACGGTACGAGGAGATATCCACTCAGGACGGGGTTGCCGTCATCGCGTTTGTGCCGGAAAAAAAGACCCGTGCCGGGAAGCGGATCACGTTGCCTTTGGTCGGCGAGCTCGCGAAACTCAAAGGCAAGAAGGGATTCATCACCCCATCGCTTGCCTCAAACCAGCACCCCGGCCGATTCTTCAATGCGATCATGAAGGCGGCCGGCATTGACAGGAAAACGAAATCCGGGGAGGGAATGGGCCGGGCGACCAGCGCGAAGACGTTCCACTCCCTGCGCCACACGATTTCATCTTGGCTCATGGACTCGGGAGCGGATCATCGGATGCGGCAGCTTGTTTGCGATCACGACGATCCGAAGATGAACGCCCGCTACACGCACGGGAACATCGTCGCCATGTCGAAGGCGATCACCGCGGCGATCAATCCAGCCAGTTCCGCGAAGAGTAAATCTGCCGGATAAGCCGGCGCTTTGACCAGATCCCATCGCCATTCCGGTCAGCTTCCCCGGAGGCCGGTTCCGGCGACGTGTTGCCCTCGTACGTCACGACGACCGACTTCCCCCACGATCGCACAAGCCCGGTGTGCGCGACGCGGCCACGGGCCGGAAAGAAAATCCCCCAGGCATCACCCGGGAGCGGAAGGCGGCCGCCGCTGGCCCGCGTCCAGGTTGGCCGCGCTACCCAGTCCGGCGACCACGCCGAACGGGGGCCGACTGTGCGCAACCCCGCCCCGTCGTAGCAGTATCGGTTGAAGGCAGCGCAGTACGGCGCGCCGGTGCCTCGCATCCCGACGCTGCCGAGGATGTCATTGATGACACTCCCATCGTTTCGGCCGGTTGCCTCAGTGGTTCCGACAAGTCGGCCGGCGACAGCGATAATTCGATCTCGCGCTCCAAGGCCCGGCGCCGGATCTCCCGCGCCAGTTTGACCGTGGCAAAGAAGCGGAGCAAGCAGGAGGGCAAGAATTGCACGGGTCACGACAGCGGGATTGATTTGAGGATTTGGATGAATCCCCAAAAGAGGAAGAGGAACGTCGCCTGGACGGCCACCCAGCGCCAGCGCGGGGGCATGTCGTCAAACCAAGCGGAAAGGTTTCGGTCGCTTTCCTTGTCAGTCGATGGAAATGCCAGTTGCCAGCCGGTCCACGTCGCCCAGATGGCCACGTAAAAAGCGACGACCGCCAACCCGAGCCATTGCAGATACCCGCCGTCAAACGTGCCGGCCGTGGGATCGTAGATGCGGATCAGCGGCGGGAGTAGCAGGTAGATCGTGAGCGCGAGCAGTCCGGCCGCGAGGCCCTGCCAGGATGAGAGGAATCTTTTCATAGGGTGATTTCAACGAGAAAGCCGACGATGACTCGGATTGCCCAGAAGCAAGCCAGGAACGAGCCCACGGCCGCCGCCGCCCAGGCCAGCAGTTGAAGCCATGGATTTGGGATTGTGCGGATAGGATCCTTGACAGCCGACAGCACGGCCACGACCCCGGAGAGCGCGAAGAGCATTACGAATGCATCCCGCTCCCGGCCCGCACGGATAGCTTTCGTGTGCTCCCGGTCCGCCCGTGCGCGCTCAGCGGACGCATGGTCAGCTTCCATGTCCGCGCGCACGTTCTCGGCTTTCCATCGGTTCATCAAATTCAAAATCTCTTTTTCGAGCTGGGGGATTTGACTCAGCGCGAGGTCGAGCTTTTCCGATGTCAGCCGCAATTCGTCGACAGTGGTTGCCAGTTCCAGCTTGAGGGCGGCAATAGATTCCTCCTGTCCCGGGACCGGGATGATCCGTTCAACGATGACCGTCGCCCGGGCTGCAGATGACATCGCGCGGGCGGTCGCTTCCTTCGCTCCCGCGATCGGTGCGCGCACCGGGGCGATGTCCGGGTTCACCGGGGGCACCACAATCAGCCGGGCTTGTCCGGCAGCATTCTGCTTGGCCGTGGAGCATGCACAGAAAAGCGGGAGCGTGATGGCAAAAATCAGGACGATTCGTTTCATTCATCGCCCTCCGAGTAAATGGTTGCTCGCGGGCAAATGCCAGTCTTTCGACGCTCGGCGCAGACGAGTTCCTCGGCGGCGCGCGTGACAAGCGCGAGTTGATCGCGCTCCTCTCTCAGATCCTTGTTCCGCTGGTGTACGGCGTGGCACATAGAGAGCAACCCATTGATGAGCACCACACCGGACGTGAGCCCGGAAAGGATCAAGACCAGAAATCCGATATGCGTTTGTGCTGTTTCCATCCAGTTGCCAGCCACCGCGCCGACTGCGGCAATCAGGGCTCCAATTTTTTGCGCGTGTGGGGTCATGATTTAAATTCCATTCCAGATTTCAATGTCGCGGGCGTAATAATTAGCCACGGCCGCGCGCTCCAAGTCAGAGAGAACCGGCTTTATTTCGCTTTCGTTTTCATGGGGAAGGCTGGCGAATCCAACCGCAGCGCAAAAGGCATCAATCCCGGTTTCAAATTTGAAAAGCTGAACGTGAGGGAGAACTTCGTCCGTTAGTCCTCGCGTGGAAAGAGACTCCAGATGCACGTCGACATAAGGGCCGCCAATCGGCGGAATCCCGCTTTGCCGTTCCGGTAATGAGCCGAGCATATCCAATGCTTGATTCGGGCTCATGCCTGTTTTCGCGCATCCCGAAATGAAGCGATCCACAGGGTTTCGGATCAGCGCAAACGCCGTGAACCCAGAAGGCACTTCAAACGTGCGAGGAGTCCAAGGTGCAGCATTTGGATAGTGCCCCTCGATCCTGGCTCGAATGCTCGTTGATCCAGATCGGGGAATGAACAAGATGCACTTATTCGTTGGAAGGTGAAGCCACATAGTTATGAGCCTTTCGTGATGACCGGGTTTAGTGGGCCGGTGCCATCCGTTTTGGTGAACGTGCCCGCCAGCCAGGGGTACAGTGCCAGTTCAGCTAATGTGGCAACGGGGGCGGTATTCGCTACAAACGTCGAATTCCAATACTTTCCGTCAAATTCGAGGATGGCGTAATACCAGACATTTGGACTCGGCGCGGCAACAATCCTGTGTACTTTCCCGGCAATGGTTTCTTCGTAAACATTCCTTCCAGATGAAACCTCCGGGACGCGTGCTACAGTCGTCCCATCCACGACAACGCTTGCCGTTGCGTCAGGAGTGCCCGCGGCAACGGATTCACCGCGAACCACACCGGCTGCAATATCGCGTGCGAGCATCGTTGACTCAATCATCAGACCGTCTCGACGAGGTTCGCATTGATCGATGGCGCGGTTGAGCCGGTGAGGGCGAAGCGCACAACGCGAGTTGGGGCGACCACGACGCGGCCGCCTGCGGCCGTCAGCGCCACATCCCCGCCGCTGTCCTTGAATGCGGTGTATGCGGCCCCGTCGCCCCATTGCAGGGTGAGTGTTCCGCTGCCGAATGTGCCGCTGGCAGAGAATGCATATTCCCGGCCTGGTTCGACCACGATGTCAGTATTTCCATTTCCTGTGAGGTTCATGATTTTGGGTTTTCTTTGGCGGTGTCAGTCAAGACGATTTTGGTTGATGTTGGAAGGTTTTTTTTACTCTTCGGATTCAGCGTTTTGCGCTAGACCGATGATCGGTTTGAAAATGTTAAGGATGACGGCGGGAGCGGCGAGGGCTGGCGTGACTGCGAGAGCGCGAGCGATGGCGTTCCATTGTTTGAACATCGCTTCTGGATCGTCAAAATCAAATGTGTCTTCCGCATTCTTTGCAGAGCGAGTTAAGTTGCCTGCACTGGAAAGCAATGGGTTTTCACTATCGGGAGGGAAAAATCCGGCACTTGTCAGTTTTGAAAAGATAATTTCCGACACACTGCCTAGGAGAAAATACCCTTGCACTGGAGCAAGGAGCAAAGCGCGGACGAAGCCTCCGAGACTCCAGATGTCTTCGTCTTCGTCGTCGGTGAACTCATCGCGGTAGGCGCAGGCGACGACATGGGACAGCAAGGCCATGACTTCAATTGCAACAATGCGCTGAATGTGTACCGATGCGTCACCTGTGCCAGTGGCGAGACCACGGACGGAATCCGCGATGATGGAAGATTTAAGGCGTAGATCGGTCATGAAGATGAAAAACGCTTTCATGTAAACGTTGCCGGAATTTTCGATGTTCGATTTTTGCCCGAAACTGACGGGTTGAGCGAATGAGTAGATTGCGCGTGATGCGGCATCGGTTGCGGCCTTTCGTGCAAAATGATCCGGCATCCCAGCTTTTTTTGCGTCGGCAAATGCGGCTTGATAAACGACCGATGTGGAAAGCGTCATTGCTGCCGAGTCGATCCAGTTAAGGGGTGTCATTGATGCCTCAGCAATGCGGGCACCGAACGAGAGATTGCCTGAGTATCGGGAAAACAAAAACTTGGCTTCCGCCGTTGCGCCGCCGTGCAAACGGTTCTGCATGTCGTCGCTGGCCCAAATCTCGCGCATGGCATCGGCGAGACCGACCGGATTCGACATGGCTTTCACAGCGTCGGCGAGATTGACTGAGAGAGAAAACCTGACGGCGTTGTCGTTCTGCATTCCAAGTGTCTTGAGATTGAATCCAAGCAACGAGACCGCCTTGCCAGAGATGGCAGCACCGAGAATTTCGTTGACCCATGCGGCTTCTCTTCCTTTGTTGCCTCCGCGTTGTTCCATTTGTTCGGCCCAACTTTCGAGTATGGATAATGCTTTTTCGCCGTGCGATTGCTTGATGGCCTCGCGGACATCGGGCGTCGTGATCAGAGACCGAAACTCTCTCGCGAGTTCGGCAAACTCAACCCAATGCGATTGCTGGACGATGTGTTGCAGCATCACTGTGAGCGCGTCGGCGGGAGCGATTTTTGCGGAGTGCGAGACGCGAGTCTTTGCAAACGATGGAGTCGTTCCCGATGCCGTTGGCGAACCGTCGAGCCCGATGTCTTTCACGTCGCCGGAATTGACAAATCTCGTCGGCGCATACTTTTTCACTTGTGGCAAATTCATGCTGAACATTCTGGAGTAAACCGGATTCACGACCGCCGCACCTGAGGCGTAGAGTTTGCGGGCATGATCGAGCATGGTGAGAGAAACCGGGTCGCCTGCAAGGGTGAGCAAATCGGCGAAGCTGTCATCCGTCCATCCCTCACGACGCATCTTTGCTTGCTGGTCGGGTTGATCCCACGAGAGCACAAGCTGGATGGCTTTTTCGGGAGACATGTCGAGTTTCGTTTCTTTCCCGGCGTCTATGACTCGGCGGATGGTGACAAACTCTTTTTGAGAATTGGCAGGCAATGCCGCAAGCTCATCTCGAAGCGTGTCAATGTCGGCCATTGAAAGCTTCGACGGGTCCGCCTGCCCGGTGACAATTTTTTCCGCAAGCTCAATGGCAATGCGCTCGGCAGTGACCTTCCTTCCTTCCCAATACCGAACGGCGTTTTTCACGTCGGACTTGAGTTTTACAAGAGCTTTACCGGAGGAAATGCCATCGGCTTTTGCTCCCGCGCGTAACGCTTTGAGGATGTCATAGCGTTCTCGGATTTCTGTGGCTTGCTGGCGAATGTCGGCCTCGCGGAGCTTATCTGAAAGCCGTTGCGCGACGGCTGGCGGAAAGATGGCGCCGGCGACTTGCTCAAAGGAACTGTGATCTAGCAGGATTGCATTTGCGGTCTGCCCGGCGCGCTCGAAGATGTTTTTCGTCTTGAAGCGTTTTTTCGCCGTTGACTTTCCAATATGGCTGACAACTTCCGCCGCGCGTGCGCGTTCCTCGTCGATACGCGCCTGCTCTTTGATACGCCATGCCTCACGCCCGCCTTTGAGTTGCTCTTTGAGCCAAGCAAGTGATCCGGCCAGAGATTCCGCAGAACGCCCGTAGATGTCGCCGAACTGGTTGACGATCCCCCATTCTTCCGCAAGTTCGGTTGAACCGGGAGACGTAGCACGCGCGGCCTCAATCTCTGCCAGTCGCTTCGCCGTCGCGTCTTCGTCGAGGAGTGTCGCGCGATAAACGGAATCGGACAAGGCTTGCCCCGTCGCGTCTTCGTCGAGGAGTGTCGCGCGATAAACGGAATCGGACAAGGCTTGCCCCTCCGCGCCCAGCGTGGAACGCCTCACGCCATTGTTGCCAGTTTTTGGGCGAGCGGCCTTGACGACTTTCATCAAATCTTCGCGGTATTCTTTTTGAAGAAATCGCTCCAATTCCTTGTCGATCATCGCGATTCGCTTTTCGAGAAACTTGTCGATTGTGGCCTGCTTATTGCCGGAAATGGTATCCTTACCCATGTTGGCGAGCGTCAAAAACCCGCCGACCTTCCCGCGCACTTCGGCAGGAAGGATTTTCAGAATCGCGTTGAGTTCTCCCATGCTTTGCAGGAGCGAAGAAAACTTCTCGTTGTCGTCTTTCGATGTCCCTCGCCCGTTTCGCACAGTCTCAAATGCTTTCCGCGCCCGCTCATACATGGCAAGTCGCTCGGCAGGATTGCGCTTCAATCTTGCTTCGAGAGCCTTTGTCACGCGGTTTCCGCTTACTTTGCCGATGGAGAAATGCGCGTTGACAGTTTTTGAAATCGTGCGAACATATGACCAAGGATACTTACCCACAAGAGGCTCTAGCGGGGGATTCGGACTTGCACTCCCCTGAGCGGTTCCGGTGGGCGCTCTCTCCGATTGAGCGAAGGCGACTCTGCGACCGCCAAGTATCCGCACCCCGTTTGGTTTCCAAGCGGGGTTTTCTTTTGGATAAGCGGAAACAACGGAATAAAATCCACCCCTCTCTTGTCGAAGTTCCACAACTGCGGCAAGTGTTGGCTTTCTCATCGTGAGAAGAAGCCGGCCGTTGGGCTCTCTGTAAACCTCGTTGAAATTTAAAAGAACCCGGTGGATAACATTTTCCATCGGACCACTGAACCGCGCGAAATCCTTGGCGTGCTCCGCTTCGATGTGCTCCAGCCCATACCCTTTGTTTTTTGCGAAATGCTGCCCCTTCAATAGCCGGATCGGACCGGCTTGGATTTCTCCCCCGGAATGTTCAGCGTCCCAATCCGTGAATACTCCCCAATCCCGATGCCCTGTTGGGGAAAGGATTTCATCTGTTGGCTTTTTCGCTTCCGCCTTGGAAATCGAATAATTCCCCCCCTGCAAGGCGTCGTTCGAGGAGTAACCAAATTGCGGACGCCCATCGAAAAGGCGTTTTTCGACGGCTTGCAGCAAATCGTCCACGGTGAAAAAATCGAATCCCTGTTCTGCAAAGTTCGTGAGAGAGACATCCGGGTCTTGCGCTTGATCGGAGAATATTCGGTTGAGCGGGATTTTCTCAGATGCCTTTTTGCCTTTGTTGAACTCGCGCACGGCGACAAGCACGCGCTTGATGTCAGCGTTGAAAAACGGTGATCCCTCGCCCGGCAACATGGCATCGCCTCCGAAAACTTCGAGCAACTCTTTGCCTTGTGCCCCATCACCTTTTTCAAGATCGGCTAATGCCTCGCGTTCCATCCGGCGTTGCGCTTTTTGCCCCTCAAATTCAATGATTTGATCCACGTCGAGACCGACCGACATTGCGAGCAGTTGCTCTAAATTCGTGCTCACTTTGCCCTCTGCGATGGCTCGCTTGAGTCGATAGGCCCGCATCGCGATGTCTTTGATGAAAGCCGCGATTTGCCGCAAGAATCCTCTCAACCCTTCGGGGATTTGCGATTCTTTCGACCGCCCAGTGAGGTAGGCGACCGCCACGTCGGAGAATGATTCGATGACCTCTGCGTCTGATTCTGTGCGGACGCTCTCGAAGCCGGGAGTCCCGGCTAGTTGCCCGAGTTGCTCGCGAACCCACTGCAACGACACATCGCCCTCGGCGATGGCCCGTTTCAAATTGTCCTGTGAAAAATCGCGCATCACGTCAACACCGTCCGCACCTTCGTGAATGCGGATGACCGAGCGATAGATGTCACCTTTAATGGCACCCCGGTTGCTGGCCTTGACGAAATACTCGGCCAAGTCGTTCGGCGTCTTCGGGTCTCCCCCGAAATAGCGCACCGTATCAAACAAGCGATCCAGATTTTCCGGCGTCGGGTTTGCCTCATACTCATCTTTGAGCGAGCGAGGAGCTTGTTCGGTGACGAGCTTTTGCACGTCCTCGCCGCGACCAATGGCCGCATTTACGGAATTGATAAACTCCATCGCCTCGCCGACGCCCGATGTCTGTCGGACTAAAGCGGAGACGTTGGACTCTTCGACCGCTTTCATGGCTGCTTCGGAACTTTGCGACTCCAGAATTTTTTTTCCTGTCGCGTCTTCCGCTATCCATTTACGCGTGCCGTCCGGTTGCAGGACAGAGCGCAACCGCGCCCGCGTAGCCGCGCCTTGTTCAGCGCGAATGCGTTCGGCCTCGCGTTTGGCAAGATCGACGCCCGCCTTGATGTTTTCGGGAGTGCGCTTCGCGTATTCTTCTTGGAAGACCTTTTCCGCCGACGTCGTGTTCTCGGCAGAGACCACCTTTGCCGCCTGTTCCTCTGACAGCCCGGCCATGCGGAGGGGAAGCGTTTCTTTGAGCAGCCATTTTCCTCCCTTCACGTCGTTTGCCGTGGCAACGCCCGCGCCAATGAGCGACATGATGAGCATCGAGGCCAATGTCTCTGGCGCGGCTTCTGCCCAGGCTTTGACCTCCTCGCCAAAATCGTGCTTTTTGAAATCCTCGTCGAGTGCCGCCGCAAGTTGATCGACGACAATCGGGATGAAGTTTTGCGTCATCTCAATGGCCGTCTCCGCGCCCGTCATACCTGCCGCATATGTGGCGAACCGCTTCATTGACCCGGAAGTCCCTTTTCCGACCATTGCCATTTTCTGCAACGCTTGTGAAAAACGAGGGGCTTTCCCGGCGAGAATCTTAAACTGCAACCGGTCAAGCAATGCAGACGGCAACGCGATGGCCGATGCGAACGCGCTCGCCTCGTCGAATGACAACTCTGGCGATTCGTTCAACATGCGATCAATCTCCCCGGCGCGAACCGCTGAGAACGTCAAGGCAGGCCCGACAACGGGGATGGCCGATGCTGCCATGTAGCCAATCGATCCCGCCGCGCCGTATGCGCCGCGTTCAGCCACTTTGCCAAGCCATGACTTTGAGACTTCTTTCAACGGGTCTGCACTTTCGGCCAAGGATGAGATTTCCCGCATCACACCGAGAGCCTGGACGAGTTGCTTCGCTCCTGCGAGACGTTGAGCGCGGGCGTTGTCGTCATCCGTGCCCATCCGTGCGCCGCCTTCGATGGCCTTGATTTCGGCGCGGAGTTGCTCTTCATATCCGACGCGAACGGTTTGCGCGACCATCCCGCCAGTTCCGCGCCCGATAGCCTCGCCAAGTTGTTCGAGAAATCCCTTGGCCTCGAATCCCGACCGTTGAGCCGCAAGCAAAACCGCGCCGTAAACTGCTTGGCGATCATCCCGCGAAAGCCCCATCAGATACGACGTCACAGTGGATAAATCCGGTGCGTTCTCGCTTCTTGCTTGCCCAGTCTGATTCGTCACGTTCTCGAAGAGTTGCTTGGCAATCGGCGCGTATGGCTCGAATCTCGCGCGGAGATCGGCGGAGGCATCAGACAACCTCTCGACAATCGCCGCCTCTTCATCCGGCTTGAGTCCTTTGAAGAACTCAGGATTCTCCTTTCGGTAGTTCTCCACAAATGCCGCCGTTGGTCGCTGTTGCCCCGTGGCCATGTCCTCGAAGGATGAGAGTGCCACGTCACCGAGCAGTTGTTGAAAACCGTCGTTCCGCGCCTTGCGACCTTGGAAGCGTGTCTGCACGGCGGAATAAAACGCGGCATCGTCCATGTCCTCTTTCCCAAAGAGCTTTTGCGCGTAGGCTTTGCGATACGCTGGCATGAAGTCGCCGATGTCATCCGGGGATTTGCCCTCCCGCGCGGCGATGTATTTGAGATTCGCAATGCCGTTTTTGATGCTTTGCGGGTCGCTGGATTCGTCGGCAAGTTGTTGATGCTGGTCTGTCCATTGCCCATTCCATCGGTCGGGTTCGAGGAATACAGATTCCAGTTTGCTTTCCTCCTCGTCGCGGAGGGCATTGCGCCAGGTGTTGAGCTTATCACGCATGGCGGTTTGCTCGTCCGGCGGCGCGGTTGGCAAGTCCCGCAAAATCGTTTGCACTTCGAGGTCGTCAATCATGGAATAATGTCATTCGGGTCGTCGTCGATTGTTGGCATCACAAGGGCGTCTTCAACCTCGCGAATGAGTTCTTCTTTCGTTTTTTGTCCCGATAATTGTTTCACCGCGCCAGAAGCAAGATTGTAAGCTCCCACAGCAGGAATCAAATTCCAGTAGTTGAAAGCATCTTCTCCAGAAAGTTTCACGCCAGATTTGATGATGTCCTTTGCTGTCTGGTCTTTGAACCACTGACCAATTTCGTTCGATGTCGCTTTCGGATTTTCCGAATACCAATCGCGGAATTGTTCCTTGAGATCGAGCGCGCGCTGAAACACGGCAGATTGCAGTATTGGATCGTCTTTTTTGTCGTTTTTTCTTTTCCGTAGCGGCCCAAACACGCCAAGCGATGCCTGTTTGTCAATTTGAGAAAATACGTTTGCCCGCGTCGTTGCATCCGGCTTGATGACGCCCTCTTTCTTCCGCTCCCGAAGTTCCATTAAAAGCGTCTCACGCGATCCTTCCGGCATTTGATGGCGGATTGCCATTTGCAATGAGATGTAGCCCTTTGCTTGAGGGTCTTTCGATGGGTCGTAAGCCTCAATATCTGTCATCAGACGAGAGTGAGATTCGAGAGTCTTCGCAATTCCTTCGGGAGAATGGTCTTGGATTTTGTTGAAGGCGGCGACGTGTGAAGCCGTGAGTTTTTGAGAAAACCCGTTTTGTTCCCCATAAGCGTAAATCTCCTCTTCGCTTTTAATGCTGCCAGAAAAAACCATTTCATCCAACGCATTCGACTTGTCTTGCGTCATCTGCAAATCGTTATTTTCCGCAATAGCCCGATACCTCCGAATCTTATCCGGCGTTGCGTGCGGGAACAGCTTCGACTCGCCCGTTTTCATGGCTTCGTCGAGATCGGCTTTTGCTTGGCGGGGCGAAGAGTTCAAGATTCCCATATCGGCCTCTTCGCGGAGTTCCAACTCGAATCCTTGAACGATGCTTTCCGTTTCTTGCGGAGTGAAAAGCCCGGCCTCTTCGCCATCACGCAGAAGCGCAATCGAAGACTCAAAATGCCCGTCCATCTTGGCGCGGTTGGCTGCATTCAAGACAGCGGTTTTCCCTTCGTTGATCTTCTGCTTTGTCGACTGCGTGCGAATCTGGATGGAGGTCGCGCCCTCCCACTGGATCAGATCCGGCGTGATTTGATCGCGCACGGCCTGCGAGAGCCCGAGCTTGTCAATTTGCTCGCGCACCGATTTCAGCCCCTCAGTCTTCCATGTCTCTTCCCATTTGTCTTCCGGCATCCCCTGCATTCTTTCCTGTTGCGAGGCAAAGGCATCTCGCATGATGACATCAGCGCGGGCGATGTCGGCGGTGTTCTGTGCTTTTTGGAGGCGAAGCGAGAAATCAGCAGGCACGCCCGCGGCTTCCTTGACCGCCTGCCCGAGCCCCTGCAAGGCAAGGATGCCCGCATTGATGGCCCCCGAGTCAACTGGACGCTCGCGTAAGCTCGCAGCCCCGCGCGCGAGGCTAGAGGCGTCCATAGCCGCATCGCGTGGCACGGAAGGCATGTCTGGCATACTCGCGACTCCACGCTGGAGGTTTGGGGATCCGGCACCGGGAGCATTCGGAATGTCGATGAGGCGAATAGATGGCATGGGTTAGCGTTTCGCGGAGGGTTTCGCGTTGTAATTGTAGTTCAGCAAAGTTGACGACATGTCAGCAGCCCCATAGATCCCGGAGGCGAGCCCCTGCAGCTCGTAGGCGTTTGCCCGGTTATTCCCAGCGAGCCGGTCAATCTCTGCCTGCCGATTGGCGATCCTCACCCCAGCTGATGCGGTTTCAGTTTCAAAAAGCGCGTTGTTGTAGCTCGCCTGTGCGCTGCCCATGCTCAGGAGGCTTGAGAAGTCGCCGGAACGCCGCCCGACTTCCGCACTCCACCGCGTCATTCCTGCATCGGCATCGAGATTATCAGCCTCACCGCGCAGCTTCTTGCTTTCCTGCATGGTTTGATACCACGAATCTTGAATGTTGAGCTCCAACATCCCGTCAGTCTCAGCGAGCACTGCCAGCGGTGAGCCTTCCGTCGTCACCCCGCCCTTGGCAAATTGCGATCGCTGGAGCCCGAGGATGCGCGCTTTCTCGTCACGCATCCGGCGCGCCTGTTCGCGTCCCTGTTCCTCGGCATTATCGGCATAGGCCCGCATCGTCGTGGCATTCCGCGACTGCATCTCAGCGTTATATTCCTGGATCCTGGCTTGAACGTCGGAAGTCTGCTTTTGCGCCTCGGCCTGCCGCATCTGGAGTGTGGCGTTATACTGCGCGATCTCACCTTGGCGGCGGGCAACCGCCCCCTGCATGTCAGCCTGTTGTTGTGCAATCTGCGCATTGTAGGCGGCAATCGATCGCTCGTTTTTCGCGGCTTCGTTTGCGGAATACATTTGCATCCCCGTGCCGGCCGCAGCCATAGCAATGGAAATCACCGCAGGAATCCATACAGCTTCAGTTCCCATTTTTTTCCTCCTTTGTCAAAATAACCATCGAGACTTTATCCTTTGCCATGGTCTGCCATCCCTCGCGCTTGAGCGTGCGGGCGATGGGCGGGAGCGTGTGGCAGAACATGACGCCGTAATCCATGTCAGCCGCCAGCATGCGCAAACAGCGCATGCCCCACAGAAGCGAGGCGCGCGCACGTTTCACGCTGAGGCCCGGCCGGGTGACGATGTGTTCCAAGAAGCAAACCCCGGTTGAGTTGTCGAGATAGAGGAAGAGAGCGGCGACCGGCAAGGGGTCCGCCTCGCCAAACTCCTGCACGATGACGCCAAGCTTTGGAAGAATCACTTCCGGGGGCGGGGTCGCCCCGTGCTCATGCCACCACGCTTCAAGCGTCGAATAATCGGCGGGCGCGTAGTGCTGAAGCTGGTAGATCGGTTTTTCCATTATTCAGACCCGAAAGAATCCCACTTGGGAATGATGGCAATGACCGTGAGCGGAAACGGCTTGGTTTGGCGAAGCGTGACGTCGGCCGTGTCGGCAAAGTTTCCGGCCAAGGTGATTTTCCGATCACCTGTGAAAACGCCCGTCTCAGGCCCCAGCGCGTACCATGTCCCCGCATTCGTCATGGCCTCGCCGCCGCGCGACTTGTAGAGGCGGGCAGTCAAACCATGGACGCGCGCCTTCCGGCCTTGGCTGGTCCCATCCTGCAAATCCATATTCAGCCGCATCGGTTGCAGGGTCGACGTGTAGGGAAGTCCAACAACAGCTTTGGAAGCTGGAACAGAAAACGTGAACTCGCCAGATGCAACCGCGCCGGATGTCACCACGCTGCCATTGTTTAGCGCGGTGACCGTCTCGCTTTCCAAGTGGTCGACATTTCGGATCTTCGCGCTTGTGCTCGTCCTGGTTATGGTTCCCCCGCTAGCCGTTCCGCTTGACCATGATCCGCAATCCACGGCAGCGCCGGTGACCTTGTTTCCAAGGCTGATGCTGTATTCGTACCGCTTTTCAATCGGCAGGGTGCTGGCAAGCGTGGTCTTTGTAATCAAGATCACCTGGTATTCTTGATCGTTTGGATTTGTTCCTCCCGTGAAAATCCCCGCCATGTCCTCAATTTTCACAATTTCCCCGACTGAGAAATCTCCTTTTCCGGGATAATTTACGACCACTTTCAAGGGCGAAGAGTATGCGCTTGTGATGGGTTCGGAATACCCGACAGCAATCGCTTTGTGTGAATCGAGATATTTCCACTCCTCCGACGATCCCGCATCGAGAGCGTCGCGCCAGTTCAAAGAAAAGCGTTCGACATACCGTGAATCCACGCCGCCGATTGTCCGCTTCACAACAAGCCAGACTTCATCCTCTGTCCCGTTGCCATGGATCACGGCAACAGATTCAAAAAGCCCGTCCGTTGTATGCCGGTGCCAGCCAACGACGCTTTGGTCGCGCTCGTACGTCATCCCGATCAATGTTCCGTCACCCCGGATTGCCCAAAGGATCGAGTCGGGCTGTTGTTGATAGGCAACCTCAGAAATCCCGGATGTCGTAATGTGCTCGGCGAGCAAGGTCAAATCGACTGCGACCCAGCCATCACGCTCGAAAGAATATGTCAGCTCGCGCACCTTTCGCGCGTTTCGCTGAATGAACAAAACGACCTCGGCCAGCAAGATTGCCTGCACCTTTGCGCTCCCGTAGCGGCTCTGGTTCTGGGCCTTGATATTTGTCGCCGTGATCGTCTTCGATGAATCGCTTGCCCCAAGCGTCCATTCGTCGCCATTTGTTCCGGTGATGAGCGAGCTTTGCGAGAGCATCCATTCAATCGCGTTTTGCTGCCCGCTCGCGAGAGTGAGCGAGATCCCGTCAGAATCCACCGTGCCGATGCGAAAGTTTTCAAAGTCGTCAATTTGGCTCCCCCAGACCGTCATCGCCCGGTCATTATTTCCTGAAAGGTAAAGCCGTTGCTCATGCAGTGTGAGAACTCCCGCATGCCCGCGTAAATCTGAAAAAGCCGATTCCGCCCATTTGGACGTTGCCGTCGCGGCATAGAGGGGAACAATCACAGTTGCCGTTGCCGTGTTGCAGATGACTCCCGCCGACGTGTCAACCGCCGTAATCTGGACAACCCCGACGTGCATTGACTCAGTCACCTGCAACAGCGCGCGGCCCGTCCCGGATCCTGCATACCGGAGACGTAGGAGAGCAGGGAATGGTTGATTGCCAACCGTGGAATAATTCCGGTCACTCGAACTGTTCCAGGAACGAATCACATCCCATGATGTTCCATTGTCCTCGCTCCTCTCCAAATAAATATCGCCCGCCCAAGTGCCAGTTGTCGACATCTCCCAATCTCCGACAACTTGAAGTGACCCGCTCGTCCCGGACGCGGCGTGCGCTCGCGAAATCTTGGCCGATTCCCTGCGATGGGAGATCGTCCAAAAGGACCCAACATCCCGCTGATCAAAGAACCAATCTCCCGACCGCTGGTCCCAACATCCAGCCGAAGAAGTCAAGGTGATCGTGCCGGTGGTTGCCGATGGCGTGATTGTCGCCGTGCTTTCCGTGTTCTCATCCATCGTTGGAGGGAACGAATAGTTCACGAAATCGAACGTCCAAGATTCTTCCGATGTCCGCGACAGTTTGAAAAGCGGATGCTTTGGATGCGCGATATAAACAACGTCGTTGATTTGGACGATGCGAATGTCCGGCAAATCCGACTCAGAATATGGGGAAAGCCCCTGATATGCCCCGGTGACGCCAGTCACGATCCGCGCAAAACTCCAAACGAGCCGAGGCGATGCCCCGCCAGTGAAGATCCGAATGTAGTGGTGCGAGAATTCCAACACAAAGCGAGTCGTCACCGAGTAATTGAACGGGAAAAGCCTGGCCTTTGACCCATTGATAACCGTGGCATTAAAGGGAACCGTTCTCAGCGTCGTTGCCGCATCGATTAGCTTCCCATCCGTATCCGCCAAAACATACCAAGGCCCTCGCGAAAGCTCATGGATTTTGCAGGTGAGCCAGACGCCGGTTGTATTTTGCCAAGTGATTGTGTCGCCGACGGAAAGACGGCCATCGATGCGGATCGCAAGAACGGTTTCTCCGGGCGTCATTGTTGCATGAGATAATGTCATGCTCATCACCTGCTTTGCAACAACCTTGCAATCAATCGGCTCTCCAAAAACCTCCGCAACAAATTCAGTCCCGGGGCGGCGGTTTACCCCGCCATATGGCATGATGATGAAGTTTTCCAGCGTCCGGCATGCCGACTTGTATTTTTCAAGCGACGTGCGCGCATCGATCAGCGGGGAAACCTCCCCGGCATTGAACGAAGGAATGAGATCGTGCATTGGCATGGTGTTTATCCGATGTCCGATCCAAACCGGGCGTGCACAAGCGAGCTGTCCACCCAAGCCGGCTTCACGTTGGGGTGAGATTCAGAGGCATCGATGCGGCGCGCCAGCGGGGCCGTGATGCGCGCGTATTCCGTCAAGAACCCCTCGGCAAGCTGGGATGATCCCGTCAGCGGCTTGGCGAGCTTGGCGGCCAGCTTGAGCGAGATCGCATCGACAAAGAGCGGATCGAAGAGGTTTTCATCCGTGACCTTGTATACGTACTTGATATTGCCCTCCTCCTCGTTGGTGAGCAGCTTTCCGCCCTCGACTTCCCATCGGGTCGTCGGTTCCTCGGCCTCGTAGGCGTTGAGCTGGACGAGCCGCAGGAAGTCCGATGGCAGCGCGTACAGGTAATCCCAGCCGAAGAGCGGGGCTTTCAAAAATGATCCGGTCCCCGATGTGTGAGTCCCGGCAAAGGTGGATCCGATCAGATCGTAGGTGTCCGCCCCGATCCGGGTAATGTTCCAGGTCCCGTTTGCTTCGACGCCGACCACGTCCTTGACGTGGATCCGGTCGCCGGTTGCCAACCCGTGCGCCGTATGGGTGACGCGCACAAGGCCGGCGCCGTTATTGGCCAAGGCCACGCCAGAGAGCGCCACCCATGCCAGCGAGAGCGCGGCGCGCGTTGTGGCAAAGTTCCAAGGGTGCCCGCGCAGGACCTCGTCCCGGGTCGCCTCATAGAACAGCGTGCAATATTCGGCTTCCGGCTTGGAATCCGAAAGAGCGGCGATCCGGGAATCTCCCAGGCGAGCAAGGGCAAGATTGCAGATCGTCACTTCATCCATAAAAAAAGGGGTGCGCCCTGATTACCCGCAGGGCGCGACGGGGTTTGATTTCCTTCCCGCTTACGGGTGCCGGAACACGATCGTGAAGACGACCTTTTTCGCTGCGGTCACCGAGCCGGACGAAAGCGCCAGTGTCGCTTTGATCGTCTTGGTGCTTTCCGTCACAGGCGTGCGGAGTGTAACCCCCGTTGCAAGTGCCGGTGTCAGCGCGGCACTTGCCGCCGTGACAAGCGAGACGGCCGTTGCGGAATAGCGGGCCGATGCGGCGGAATCGCCAATCGTTGCAGCCGTGAACCCCGTTCCTCCGCAAGCTTCGCTCGCGATGCGGGATTCCTCCGGGATGACGACAGCACCAACGGGGATGTCCCCGATGTCGATGATGTCAGCAGCCGCCTCGGCTCCGGTCGTGGTATAAACCGCTTCCAGAACCCCGTATTTGCCGGTGACCTTTGAGCCGTCCGGACGTTTCGACAGACCGCGGTAGTCCTGCTGGGCCGCCGCGATGTCAGTGTAGAGTGTAGCCATGATGTTAGTTTCCTTTCAGTGAAGTTGAGGTTTCGACTACGGGGATTGATCGCAGTACACGACGACGACCTTTTCCTCTTCCACACGCGCGGAGCCCAGGCGGGCGACCGAACGGATTTGGAGGGCGTGGTTCTGCGTCGGCAGGATGTCCATGTGAGTCTTCAGGCCATCGTCCGAGAGCACGATTCCCGACTTCACGTAAGCGAAGCAGGACCGGATATCGGTCGACGTGTTGACCACGGTGCGTTTGGTCCATCGGAACTTGAAGCCCATGAACCGATCGATGCGGCCTTCGACGAGCGCCTGGACTACGTTGTAATCCTTGCTCGTCAATTCGGTCGTGCGAAGGAGTTCCTCCTTCTGTTTCGGTCCGGCAACGAAGAACCGCTCCTCGTCCTCGTCGACCTCGGCGTCATCGAGCTTGAACATCGCGGCGCGAAGCTTGGCGACGGTCAAACCGCTGTTGGCAGCGGATCCGGTTTCGACGTAGTTCACCGCGACGGTTTGGGTCGGGGTGACCGAGGTCACACCGTCTTCGCCCGTGTAGGCGGTTCCGACCGCGGCGGCCGCGATCAGCTCGTCACACTTCCGCTTGTAGGCGGCGGCGTGCGAAATGACGACGTCCGAGTCCGGGAGCACGATGGCACCGAGAAGCGCATCGTCGAACTCATCGAAGCGTTTGACGGCATCGTATCCTTTGGTGCGGTTCCAGCGTTTCTTGCTCTCCTGGTCTTGCGCAGTGGTTTCACCGGCGCGAGTTGTGATCTCACGCATGACAGCAGCTTCGAGGAAGTTGTAGGACTTCTCTTTTCCAGCGATGGAATCAAGCGTCACATACTCCTTGAGGATGCTCTGTTTGGCCTGGACACGCTGACGCCAGTTCGTCTCGAACTGGATCGGGTAGTGCTCAGGGATTTTCGTAAGTGCAGGCATGTTAGAATTTCTCCTTTTGTTGATTTGGGTTTTTGCGTTCTGCCCTCGGCCTTCCGGATTGCCTCTTGCGAGATCCCGGTCGTTGGGTTGCCGTGAGCAGGCCCCGAAAAAGGAGTTGTCTGCTTGCGCTGAATCCGTGCCTACGCGCTCGCGCGGTGTCAGTCAAGACGAAAAAGGCCCGGACAGATTTTTATTTCCGTCCGGGCCTCTCAGGTCCGCCAGTAGCGAGGCGAAAGTTTCGTCAGCCGTTCTTGAGCAGATCAGCAACCAGCTTAGCCGCGGCCGCCTGCCGGTCCTTGCCGTTCTTGCCGGAATAGTCGGCATGCATCGGATCGGCCGGGTTCGTCATGATCTCGTTCGCGCGCACCTTGCCGGGCTGAAGCGTGGCCGAGATGTCGCCAGAAACCAGCTTGTCTTCACTGAGCATCGCGCCAACGCGCTGGAGGGCAATGACGACGTTCGGATCACGCAGGCCGGGGGACGTCGGGTCAAGACCGATCGACTTAGCCACACGCGAGGCAAAGCCGATATTCTTTTCCGTGTCATTCTTCCATGTCTCCTTGAGCGTCGCCATACCCTTGTCGAGCTCGGCCTGGTACATCTTGCCCATCTCGTCGGCGCTCACTTGCTGCATGGCAACGTATTGGCCGATGATTTCATTCATCGCGGCCGGGGGAATGTTGTGCTTGTGAGCGATGGCAGCGAATGGCTTCGCAATCTCATCGTTCCAGGTCATCCCCTCCGGGAGCGCTTCCG